ACCCCCTCCGCTTTTCTGCGTTTGCTGCTGGAGCAATTGCACGGCGCCGACCGTCATAAATAACGCCCCACGGCGCCCGAGCGTCGCATACGTGCTTACGTCCTCGTTTATTCGCCCCATGAAGGCAAACGGCCTGTCAGTGGAGCAAATGAAGCTGTTCATCGCCTTTCGCTTCAGCCAGGCTGCATTGTTCGAATCTCCGAGGAAATCACCACCCTGCGCCATAGCGATAGTGGTCGCGGGTATGCTGATGTAGTAATCCAGCATTGCACTCAAAACATCATCCAGGTTTGTGATCAGCCTGTAGGTACGGTCCAGATCCTTATCGACGCGAAACTGGAATTCCTTGTAATCGTCATCGAACTGAATGAAGTATTTACAGCCCACTTTCTCCGCCAGCTCAAAACAGGCGTTACGTGCGTAAAAAATTGAGCGCCTGTCTCCGAAGTTATCCGCCTCATCGAACCGGCTGGCGATATCCTCTTTGGAGAAAATCAGAACCTTGTCGCCGAATTTCTCCAGGTATTGATCGCGGGTTTTATCTTCATCATCGATCACGATGAAAATCTTTCCCGTGTAACCGGAGCGTTTAAGCAGGTTATATGTGTAAACTTTTTCTGGCCGTCCGTTGGTCAGGATGAACGCGCAGAAATCATCACGCATTTTCGCCCTCTTCGCTGTAAACGATATCGACCATCTTTTTCGTCAGGTGTACGAAACCGCCCTCTATCGCTTTTTCATAGTCAATAATCACCAGTGCAGACTCTTCAAACAAAGCCTGAACCTCTGCCCCCGCGCTGGCGTAGTAATCTGCGATTTTGTTGAAGTTGAACACCGTATGGCGCTCTGCAGCGCTCAACAGGAACTTCTCCACATCAGCAGGTAAACCAGCCTTTTTGATCCGTGACTGTAGCGCCTTTGTTTTCTCCTCGTCGTACAGCTCCCCGACCTCAGGAACTATGTCTGACGGCTCGTAAACAGGTGAGTCAATTTTGGTGGTGTATGGATCGTCATCGCTCCCTGGCGGTTCAAGGACCACCAGCAGATCATCAATCTCCTGTTGGGTGAAGCCCGTCAGGGAAAGATTAAAATCCGCATCCAGCAAATCAGTTACTTCAAGCTTCAGCAGATCACTATCCCAGCCAGCATTTAGCGGCAGTCTGTTATCTGCCAGCCGGTAGGCGCGTTTCTGCTCGTCCGTCAGGCCCGTCAGCTTTATCGTCGGCACAGAGACAATGCCGATGGCCTCAGCAGCCAGAACGCGACCATGGCCAGCGATGATCTCGCCGTTCTCGTCAATCAACACAGGGTTCGTCCAGCCAAATTCCTCGATGCTGGCTACCAGTTGCGCTACCTGCTCACCGCTATGGGTTCGGGCGTTTCGCGCATATGGCGTTAGTTCCTTTAACGGGCGATATACGATCTTCAGCTTATCGTTCATATTGCTCCGTTTATGTTTTTCAGGTTTCAACGCGAGAGAAGTTAAACAAATCCCAAATAGCTAAAAAATAACCCTCCAAACTCAATGGTTAAAAAACTAGAATGACCGTGAGCGCAAATGAAGATATGAATTCTTCATGCTTAAATTTACTTTTCAATCATCTAGGGGATAATCATGGGGTTATTTGATTTCTTGCAGAACTCTGATTCAGAATCGACTCGCAAAGGAGTGATTTCCGGGGGCAAACAGAAAAAAGATGGTTCACACGACCATCGAACCAATACAGGCAATGACCGTACACCAGCGCAAAAAGAAGCAGATAAGAACCGTAGTAAATAAGCTTCCGGCAGGCGTACCCGATACGTCTGCCACTTCTTCATAGTACAAGTAGATTTACAGCCTGCACTCACATTTCATTGATGCACTTTTTTACGTGTTCAATTATCTGACATGTTTCAGATGCTAACTCGAACCATTCCCCCATAGAGTCCAGACTAACACAGCCCACCAATAAAAAAGGCACCAGTATTGCTACCAGTGCCAGCTTTGCGCCGCGTCGCGGCTGTCTGTGCGTCCAATGCCTTCGCTGCATTCACTAAGCCTCTTTAGTTGACATGGCAGCAGCATCAACAGGCAAAGAGAAATCAGGTTTTTCGAATCCGAAAGGCCAGCGATAACCCGTTACACGGTCAGTGCTGAACGCTTTGATATTTACAGCATCGCTCTGATTGCCGCCCAGGACTAAGAGATTACCATTTTCTGCCTGCCCAACGACAAACCCGACATGACCACCACCAGAACGAGTGAAAACGACTACACAGCCGTAGAAGGGTTTATCCAGTCTCTCACCCCACTCCATGTAAGAACGCGCGCCCTCAAAACGGGTTGACTCAATGCCAGAGCGTTCAAGCATGGAACCTACAAACGCAGCACACCATGGCGTTTCATCGTCCTTAATCCCGCCTCGTTTGATATCGCGCCACATCTGAAGAATTTCAGGTGCGTGTTTAGGCCCTGGAATTTCACGCAACCCAATAAATTGTCGTGCCTGAGCAATCCAGGGTAATTCTTTATTTTCCATCATCAATACCTTTTTTATTTGCAACCAAACTGACTGCGGCATTAATTAACGAGCGGCACCTATCCACTCCCGCGCCACCAACAGCAACCCCAACTACAAATGACCAGTCAATGTCCGAAACACCGAATTGCTCAAGTAAGGCGGATACGGCTAAAGCCACAAAAAAACAGATGAAGCCAGCGTTGATTGCCCTTCGCCACGCAAGACCATCCCAGACTGAAAATGATATCGCGATGAAGAAGGCTGTCAGCGCTGCCTGAAGGGACAAACGATTTTCCTGTAGATAGTGAAGCACCGGACCCCAACCATCCGGTGGGGTGTAGTTCTGCATGACTCCTCCCAAATTGCAGGCATAAAAAAACCGCCATTAGGCGGTTAATGATGCACTCATGTGCAGCTTTAATATGATTTAGGATGGCCGCTACCTAGAGGTTTTTACTTGCGCAGCAATTTTGCATAATAAAAGCGACCATCCTAAATAAAATTAGTTAAATAATCCATTTTAATAAATAATAACCACCAGCTAATCCCACGACAATCAATACCATACCTATTAAAGCCAGGCATTCTCTAGAAAACTTGATTTTCATTTTGAACAATCCTAATAACTTTCATCAAAACCTCCGAATTGATAGCCCTTACTGGATTTGAACCAGTGACCTGACGATTATGAGTCGCTCGCTCTAACCAATCTGAGCTAAAGGGCCGAATAGAGTTGAGGTGCCGGGTGCCTCCCGGTGAGTCGCAGGTCAGCCACCGCGACCCGCTCTGATCAACGCCAATGTAGTTCGTTGCTGTTTAGCCCCGCCGCTTAGGGGGATTCACCTCAATTTCGGTTTGATATGTATGAGAATAAAAGACATAGCAGGCCAATAAATAGAAGAACTGCCCCCTGCCCAAAGGCATACATCATCGCTAATACAAAACCCGTTTCGTACATCTCTTCTTCATTACTCTCAAAAATCTGGTGCCGACTACCGGATTCGAACTGGTGACCTACTGATTACAAGTCAGTTGCTCTACCTACTGAGCTAAGTCGGCGTGGTGGCTCTCGTCCGGGGATAGCGGACACAATGAATGAAGGACGGAGTAAAACCCCATTCATTTGAGAGCCAAAAAAACCGCTCGGGGGAACGGTAAACCTCTTTTACGATTGTGCTTCTAAGTCACAACCGATGAGCGTTCATCCATTTTGTCTTTTCCAGACATATTCAAGTACTTACTAAATATGAACGCTTATCGCTTATTACTAAAAAGCTGCCGCTTTTCAGCGGCGAATATAATTAACAAACCGTACTAGACGGAAAACCCTTACAGTCACATGAAGCTACAGCTGCTCCAGCCATAACTGTAAAGTACACACAGAGCGGAGATACTTAAAGCAAACGATAATATAATTCTCTGTATGTACTTTACAGTTGCGGCGAAAAAGATGGCAAGTAACACTCACCACGTTACTTGCCCAAATATCGAAAAGAGCATTAATAAATTACTGGTTACTTCGGGATTGAATGATAAGAACTAAAAGTTAAACAAAACATCAACGATAAATTTGAATAAATATCAACGATACAATTCTTCAAAAAAATGTCATGCACGATAAAAAACACTGTCGAACCTTTTAAAAATTGCTTATCACGACATTGCAAAGCGACCGTTTAATGGCACTTTTAGATGAATTTAAGTATCGCCTGGGATGCCTCCCGGTAGGTATCAGGTAAACCATCAACTTCCGCAACTAGATTGCACCTTTGGAATTTCCGTGTTAGCCCCAGCAGCACTGATAAGGTGTAGTAATGCATGATTCATCCCCGATTTCAGGCATAAGAAAACCGCCTACAGACGAAAGTTGGCAGCGCTCTTCTCCGAAATAAAATGCTCTCTCAGCGGTCCCCACTCAGGCAGTAACGCCCAGAAAATGTAAAAGCTGTGCGGCTCGGACTCTTCACCCATAACGGATAAATGCCGATGTGGTACACACTACCCTCGTCACGGTAAACCCGTACTGACGCCTCATACCACCCGTCACATGAATTGAAAATCAGAACGTCCCGCCCTTCCATTTCCTCAGTTGGCTTTTCGCTTGCTGGCCGGAAAATTAACTGCTCAGCGATTGAAGTCGTCACGTAACCTCTAGAGACGAAAAAACCCGCTCATTGGCGGGTTTATGTAACTTTGGCAACATATCAAAATTGGCCTTAATTGTGGGCTATTTTGTTGCGTTTTGCAAGATGGTACTTAAAAGTCACGAATTATCTCGCCCCATACTAATTCGCGTGAAACAGCGTTTATTGAGTTAATATCCAAACGTTCGAAGGCACTTTTAAACGCATCCCAGTGAGCAGAGTAAATGCGCGTCCAGCCAGCACGATCAACACTTAATAATCCTGCTAACACAGCGCCAGCATATTCTTTATATGTTTCATTTCTGTTCTTGGCAGCAGCGTCCTGAGCAGCAAGCCACACAAGTTGTATTAATCGCGTTTTGACTCGCTTCTGAAGCCTCACGCCTTCTAACTGCTTTTCATGACACTCCCAGATAAAGCGGCATATTTCTTTTTGATGATCGAAGTTAAGGTCGAACCCGTAGCAATATTTAATCCATGCTTGCTGGCTAACATCCAACGTTAAAACGGCCCTACGCCATGCGCATAAAGAAAACGCCCTATCTCTTATCGGAGGCATCGGACGGCGGCGGCTACGCGTCTCAAGGACG